AGATTCTACAAAAACTAAATTACAACCTAACAAATCAAATATCATGGAACAAAACAAAAGAAGTGCGGTAACCAATGTAACCGCCAACGGAACTTACAACGGCCAGTATGGTATGTTGTACAAATTTCAAATTTCATTCGCCAACGGAGATGTGGCCGAGTACAACGCCAAAACCCAAAACCAAACCAAATTTGTGGTGGGCCAGGAAGTGGATTATGTGTTAACGGATCGTGAGTACCAAGGCACAATTTATTACAAGTGTAAACCCGCCGAGGTTCAACAAAACGCATTTCAAGCACCGAAACCAAAAGATCCCGACACGGGCAAACACATCATGAGAATGAGCGTATTAAAAGTTGCGGGGGATTTAGCCATCAATGGCGACATCAAGTTGCACGAAGTATTGGCATACGCCCAAATCTTTGAACAATATGTTTTGACTGGTTCGGATACATTGAGCCAATTGAAACCCACATCAAAGTTTGAAAGTGACGATTTACCTTTTTAACAAATAGATATGACACAACAACAATTATTTGGCCAATTCACAGAGGAGGAGTTGGCCACATTGAAACAAGCATCGGAGATTTTGAACCGATTGTTTCAAGGACACAAACCCAAACAAACCCGTGGTTGGAGGGTACGCCAAGCAACCCGTGATTTCATGGAAGATGTACAAAGATTTTATGGAAAAGAATGGGTGTATCGTTACGATGAAGAATTCATCAAGATCCAGGCAAGGCATCAAGTAACCGAGTTATCAAATTGGTTGAAGATGTACGAAAAGGGTGGTTTCATTGATGTGGTTCGCGTTCAAAACACAAACCGAAACATCGTTAAATTTAGATTCGTATGAAACACATGATTGAAACATTGAGCGATGCAATGTTGGAAGTTGGGGGCGGTAATTATTGCCCCCTTCAATTCCACATCGAGTTGAAAGAACTTGCCGATACCATCAAGAACTTTCAAGATCAAATCAAACCATTGGCATTGAACGAAGCATCCAAATGGAACGGGCAAGTGTACATGGGTTATGAGATAACACGAAAAGCGGGTGCGGGGCGTTATTCATACGACCACATCCCCCAGGTGGTGGAACTCAAAAACGCATTAAAGGAACGCGAGAAACTGCACCAAATGGCGTACAAGAACATGAACAAAGGATTGTTCCTAAACGAGCAAACGGGCGAGGTGTACGAACCCGCACAGTATGTTTCCAACGAAGATTCAATTTTAATCAAAGCCGTAAAATGAAAAACATCCTAATCGTATTTACTACAATCGTTCTGGGATTGGCATACGGGTATTGCATTGTGCATTATCCAATCATGGCCCAAATCATCGCGGGTGGAATGGGGTTAGGATTTTTATTCGTGGCGATGATAGCGTTGTACCAACTTAAAAAGGAAGGGGGCAATGACGCCCCCCAATCCAATTGATATGACAAATAACAAAAAGGACTTTGCAAATATAGTTGTTTTTTGTATATTCGTGGTGTATTACAGTTATGTCGCAGATAACTTTGAAAAATCTTTACAACCCCATTCAGTTTTTGGCACTGCGACCGCCATCAATTGTTTGGGGTTTTAATTTATGTCAAAAGATCCAGCATTTTTATTCTATTCAAGTGACTTCCTAACTGGCACGATGTTCATGGACAATGAGCAAGTTGGCAAATTCATACGATTAATGTGCGCCCAACACCAAAAAGGTAGGTTGAGCGAAAAAGATATGTTAAAGATATGTGGCACACATGATGCAGATATCTTTGAAAAGTTTGAACGCGATGAGGCGGGGAACTATTTTAATCCCAGGTTGGAACAAGAAGTTGATAAGCGTAAAGCGTATTCCGAATCAAGAAGGAATAATAGGAAAAAGAAAGAAGATATGTTAATCACATCAAAAACATATGTTCTACATATGGAAAATGAAAATGAAAATGAAATTGAAATTGTAAATGAGAAAGTAGATAATAACTTAATCAAAGAGCAATTTGAACAAGTTTGGATTGCATACACAAAGGTTGGCCCAAAGAAAGTTGCATACGAGCGATTTAAGCGATTAACTGAAACTAATCGGTTGCATATTATTAACCATGTACCAAATTACATACAAAGCCACCGCAAGGCCGAAAAAATGGATTTTATCCCGCATTTCGCAACTTACATTTCACAAGAACGATGGAACGATGAACTACCTTATCAACAGAGTGTGGAAAATAAAGGAAGTTGGTTGGATCAATTTAGATAATATATTTACACCATGACAAATAAACAATGGGTTTACGACCTAACGGACATTGAAATTGCCACCGCCATTGACAAATTGGTTCGGGTGGGCGATATTGAACCAAACGAAGCCATGAAAGAAATCGTGGATTTGCTCAAACAAACTTATTCCCGTTATCACTTCCTTTTATTTGAAAAGGCATTTGATGCGTATTTGATTGGTTCGATGTCGGACATTCACCGCGTTAAAAAAATCAACGCAGTATTCCTCACAAACATCATCAATCGGTTTATCAAGGATGTGAAAGTACCCAGGTACAACCCGTTTGAAAAAGCACCCACGGAGGTGGTGTACACGGATGAAGAAGTTTACCAACAAGGCATCACCACATTGAAGCATTTGAAAAACGATTTTATCAAGGCATATTGGGAACACGATGCCGATTCGCGATTGTCGTTGGTATTGCTCAAAATCGGTTATGACTTTGTAACCAAACATAAAATGTACGAAGCGGATTTGGTGGAATACGATACCATGAAACAATGGTTGTACGATTTTGAACAACGCAAAAACGCACACATAAAACGAAACATTGAAAACGAAAACAAACACCGCCAGGTGGGAAGCATCGTGGATCATTTGATGTCATCCCCAACGGCAATTGAAACCTTGGACAAAGCCACAAAAATGGCGTTAATCTTAAAATCAAAGACAAATGAAAATGGACATTAAAAAAACGGTGATTGAGTTGTTAACTCAATACTCCGACTTCAAAGACAACGACCAACAATTGGTGGCGTGGTTCTGGAAACTTGAAATGGAAGCCCACGGCTATCCCGCATCAAGCACCCAAACACAAACATTCTTTAAACTGATGGCATTTGGTAAACTAACATCCGCCGACACCATCACAAGGGTTCGCAGATTGGTTCAAGAAGAAACACCCGAATTGCGTGGTACGAAATACAACCAACGTCAAGACAAACAATCATCAGTTAAAAAGGATTTGGGCTATGGACAATAAACAACAAACGGCAGTGGAGTGGTTGTGGGAAATTGCATATAATCGAGAATTAACCGTTGAAGATTGGAAACAAGCCAAAGAAATGGAGAAGGAAAGAATTGAAACTGCATACAACAAAGGAACAGTTCATGGAATTGATTATCCTGAAAGTACACTACCACCAACTGGTGAGCAATACTACAACGAAACCTACAAATGATTAAAATAGTGGTACACGATAAGCAATGGTTCATTGACCGAATAGGGAAAAGGGTTTACAGAGAAAAAAATGTCTGTAATTGCGAAGTGTGTACCACAGTTCACAAAGAAGGATTAATCATCACCGATGAGCAACACGCCAATTATTTATACGATTGTCAGGAATTAGATTTAATTTACTATGAAAACACCAATAGAAAGATTCGTTGAGTGGTTGGAAGAAAACCACCCCACCGCAGTACCAGGACCCGAAGTGATTCACCACCTGAAACGATTAGAACAAATGGACCAACAAATGGCATACAATGCGGGTTTCACAAAAGCCAAGTCATTGTACCTTGACGCTGAATGAAACATCTTGAAAGCCGTTTACAAATCAACTGCGTTAAGTGGTTTCGGTTGGCATACCGCAAGTGGGCAAACCATTTGATTCATGTTCCCAACGGAGGATCACGCGATTTGCGAACGGCTCAAAGATTAAAAGCCGAAGGAGTATTGCCAGGGGTGGCCGACCTTGTGTTGTTCATCCCCAACAAAACACACCACGGGTTATTCATCGAACTCAAAGTCAAACCAAACAAACAATCAGTACATCAAAAAGAATGGGAAAAATTGGTTACCGCGATGAATTATCATTATGTGGTGGTATATTCGTTTGAGGATTTCAAATTACAAATCGAAGCATACATTGGTAACACTTGAAGCCATAGCCAAACGCCACATTGAATGGATCAAGATTGCCAAGTACATAGGTGCAAGCAACGATGAAGCGGATGACATGGTACAATCGATGTATTTGAAGTTGGCGGAAATCCAATTGGCGGAAGGAAATTTTGTGAGGTTGACCAATTACAACGGAACCATCAATACCATCTATTTGTTTAAGATGTTACACAATGCGTTTATGGACATCAAACGCGCATCAAACAAGACAATACCACACCAAGACCAATTTAACCCCGTAGAAAGCCCCGAAATGGCTGAAATGGCACATTTGGAATTGATGGGTGAAGTGAAAAAGGCAATTGATGAACTGCGAGATTACGACCAAATGTTATTGGAACTACATTTTGTATACGGCCATAGCATGAGGGATATTGAAAAACGCACGGGCATACCAACACATTCGGTTTTTAACAGTATAAAAAACGCCAAACAACACATCAAACAACGAACACAAACCAAATACAAAATATATGCAGAAGAAAAGCGACACACGGAAACAATTTACCGAATCACGACCATCCATCGGGTTGGGGGATACGATTCAGAAGGTAACGAAAGCCACGGGGATTGAAGCCATTGTCAAATGGGTAAACTCCGAGGATTGCGGTTGCGATGCCCGTAAACACAAATTAAACAAACTATTTCCAAATCGGAAACCATTGTGTATGACCGAAGGCGAATACGATTGGTGGACACATTTCAAATCGGTAAATTCCCAAACCTTATCACCAATGGAAGCCACGAAGGTTGCCGAAATTTGGTCAAGGGTATTCCAATCCAAAAGAATTTACAAGCCGTGTACTTGCAATCCAAAGGCATGGCAAACCATGATAAATGAGTTAACCCAGGTTTATGAAACTTACGAGAAACCTTTGTGATTGTTGCGATAACAATAAAGAATCAACCAAAGAATTAATCAACGAAACGGGGCCAATGATTGAACCCAATCAAATTTATATGTGTACAAAATGCAGAATACAATTTCAAGACCGAGCAAAATGGGGGCCATGGTTAACCGCAGTAAAACAACTGCAAAGCAATACGCTGTAATGATTTTACGCGATGATTACCATTACACATTCCGAGCAATTGGCGAACGAATGGGGGTATCGGAATCGGTGGCGTTTAGGTTATACGAAAAGGGAATCAACAATGAAAAAACATACAAAAATTTATTTGAATTATTTTGGGTATGATACAACCGATTTTATCCCGTGCGAAGTTTGTGGAAGTCAGGCGGTGGATATAAAAGTTGTAGATGTGTAACATCTTATGCGTATCTTTGAACTATGAAGTGTATAGTTTGTGAAACTGAATTTTTACAAAAAACAAGTGTGCATAAATGTTGCTCAAAAAAATGCAAAGAGAAATATCAAGGCGATAAACTAAGCAAAAAGCCAAAAACAAAAATTTGTGGTGTTTGCAAAATAGAGTTTAAGCCATACACATCTTTGGATAAATTTTGTAGTGCCAATTGCCGTGTTGAAAATCAAAAGTCAAAAAGATGCAGACGATGGACTGCGGAGTCAACCGAAAAAAGAATTGGGAAAAACAACCCAGGATATCGAAATGGAATGTATACCAGAACATCGGATAAAACGGCGGAAGGGAATAGATTATTTTTAAGGATTCGTAATGGCATGAGGGAACGAATGAAAAATGAACATGGATTTATTTATTGTGAAAGATGCGAAACCACATCAACATACCAATTTGAAATGCACCATGTCGTGTATCGCAGTGAAAAACCAAACCACCCACATCTACATGACGAACGAAATTTGATTAATCTTTGTATGGAATGCCACAATTGGTATCATAAAGCAAAAGAAAATCGTTCTATATTGGTAGAAACCCGTAAATTGTATGAACTATTCGGGGAAGATGTAAGAAATAAAAACTAAAATTATGATTGAGGCATACAACATAAACGAGATACACCCCAACGAGGCAAATCCACGGACGATCCGCGATTCCAAGTTTGAACAATTGGTCAAGTCAATTCGGGAGTTTCCAGATATGACCATGGTTCGCCCGTTAATTATCAACCAAGACAATATGATTTTGGGAGGGAACCAAAGATTTATGGCAATGAAAGAACTTGGGTTTACAACAGTACCTTGCCAAAAAGTTGATTGGAGTGCAGAACGCCAAAGGGAATTTTTAATCCGCGACAACACCAATTACGGATCGTGGGATTGGGATGCACTTGCCAACGATTTTAACGCAGACGATTTGGAAGATTGGGGATTGGAATTACCAAAGGTTATTGATGAGGTGGAGGAAGAACCAACCATTGATACCCAAAAAATAACATTGGAGTACACGCCAGATGAATACAAGCAAGTAAAAAAAGCACTTCAAAAAATAGCATCAACCCCCGAACAAGCCGTTTGGAAATTATTAGAATTATGAAAGCATGGAGAGAAACCAACCGAACAACCCCCATCGATAATGAATGGGTATTAATTGACACAACACAAGTGGCATACATCATGGAGGACCAATGGTATTTGGCACACGATGATTCACCAATACATCAACCAATTTGGTGGATGCCTATCCCTTTACTACCAAATGATTAATCGTGGAAAAATCGTGATTTTATGGCAGACAAATTAGACAACCTAACCCCGTTCCCACCTGGAAACAATGCCAACCCCAATGGCAGACCAAAGGGAAGCAAGAACCGAAGCACCATCGCACGGAAATGGTTGGAGGTAATGCAAGAAAGCAAAAACCCCATCACGGGTGAATTGGAAAAACTATCCCAAGAAGATTTGATAACCCTTGCAATGATACACAAGGCAAGGAAAGGTGATGTTGGTGCGTACAAACAATTGATGGATTCGGGATTTGGTATGCCCACCCAACAAATTGATGTTACCACAGAAAAGCCCATATTTAACGGAATAAATTTAGATGTTACAACAGACAACAGCCCAGGTCAAGATAAGTAAATTGAGGAAGCGTGTGCGCATCGTTCGCGGTGGTACATCTTCCTCGGTTTAACCCCCATTGCTTCGGTGGTGGGGGTGATAATTCTAAAACATTCAGCATTATTCCAATGCTTATCACATACGCGGTGCAAAACCCGAAGTGTGAAATATCTGTGGTATCGGAAACCATCCCGCATTTGCGAAGGGGTGCCATCCGTGATTTCCTTAAAATTATGGACATGGTGGGAATGTACGATGCAAACAAATGGAATAAATCATCATTGACTTACACCTTTTCAAACGATTCATACATTGAATTCTTTTCCGCAGACCAACCACAAAAATTGAGGGGTGCAAGGCGTGATGTGTTATTCGTAAACGAGTGCAACAACATTGATTGGGAATCGTACTACCAAATGGCGATTCGTACCCGTAAATTCATATACTTGGATTACAACCCCGTGGCGGAATTTTGGGTGGATAGTGAATTGGTAAATGATGCGGATGCGGAAATGATTGTGCTAACCTACAAAGACAATGAAGCGTTGGACAAATCAATCGTCAACGAAATTGAAAAGGCACGGGATAGGGCAGAAACATCAAACTATTGGGCCAATTGGTGGCGGGTGTATGGGCTTGGCGAGATTGGAAACCTACAAGGGGTTATATTCAGCAATTGGCAAACAATCGACAAAATCCCAGAGGATGCAAGATTGGTTGGTTGTGGTGTGGATTTTGGGTATACAAACGATCCCACGGCAATTGTGGCCGTATATGAATACAATGGTCAACGAATCGTTGATGAGGTCGCATATCGCACGGGAATGCTTAATTCGGACATTGCAAGGGCATTACCCAACCATGTACCCGTTTATGCGGATTCAGCCGAACCAAAATCAATTGATGAGATACGGAGGTATGGAATAAGAATCAAGGGCGTAACCAAGGGCAAAGATTCAATCAACTACGGAATTCAAATCATGCAATCCCAATCCTATTTGGTTACATCCACATCAACAAATCTAATCAAGGAACTACGGAATTATTGTTGGGATAGTGATGCCCAGGGGCGAACGATGAACACACCAATTGGAACGGATCACGGGATTGATTCATGGCGTTATCATGAGATGATGGCACTTGGAATCAAATCCAATTACGGAAACTACGATATTCGTTAATTGTTTATTTCGTGTGGATTTTGTATATTTGCGTTTGATATGACAAGCCATTACCAAGAAATACACAACTTAAAACAAGAAATAAAACGACTGCGATTGTTGGTAGTTGAAAACAAGATGGCCCATGACCGCGAAGTTCGGTTGCTGAAACAAGAAATTGTCAAACCCAAAACGGACATCAACGATAACCCCACGACATGGGGTGAAGTGTTACGGGTTATTTGTGAGGTAATGGACATGACACCCGACCAAATTATCACCAAGTCAAGAAAGAGAAAACCCATGTACGCCCGTCATATGTTCAACCACATTTGCAGAAAAAGATTGAACATGACATTCATGGAGATTGGCAACATTTCACACCTTGACCATTCCACCATCATTTCATCGGTTCGGGAATTTACGGATATTTTGGTAACCGATAAGGAGATGCAAAGGTATCACGCCCAGGTTCACACCATCCTACATGAACGATTGTTATGAACATCATAAATTTCAGCGGGGGGAGAACATCCGCATACATGGCAAAGCGTTTGATTGATGAAGGGGGTGAATACCTTGTAACATTTCAAAACACGGGAAAGGAGATGCCACAAACACTTGATTTCATCAATGAGTGTGATAAGCGTTGGGGGTTAAACATAGTTTGGTTGGAGTATAGATATGGAAACAACTTTGAGGTTGTAACATACGAAACCGCATCCCGTAATGGAAGGCCGTTTGATGAAGTCATTGCCCACAAAAAACAATTCTTGCCCAACCAACGATTGAGATACTGCACAACCTTCATGAAGATTGATACATTGCGGAGGTATTTGAAATCCATTGGGGTTACTGATTACACATCATTCAACGGCATACGATACGATGAACCAAGGCGATGGAACAAAATTAAAGATGCTGAATTTGATGTTGAATTACCATTGGTTAAGTGGAAAACAACCAAAGCCGATGTGTTGAACTGGTGGAAACAACAATCATTTGATTTGATGGTAAACGAACCATACGGGAATTGTGATGGTTGTTTCTTGAAAGGCAAAGGCAAATTGGCAATTATCGCCAAGGAAAAACCCGAATTGTTTGATTGGTGGATTAAACACGAAACCGAAACGGGCAGTACATTCAAAAAAGAAATCACATACCAACAAATCAAAGACAAAGCACAAAGCCAAATTGGATTGTGGGATAACGATCCATCATTTGAGTGTTTTTGCAATACCGATTAAAACCAAACACCACCACATAGAATCGTTTTATTTGTATGCAATTGAGTGGATATAAAATCGAATTAGCCGCATTGGATGAAATAAAGGCAGCGGAATTAGAACCCGCAAAATTCATGGATAAGGCAATCGCCTTGAAAAAGGAAGCCAAACAAAACTTCGTGAATGCACAAGAAAAGTACAAAGCCGTTGTGACATTGTGTGACAAATACCTCCCAATGGCTGAAAGCATTGGTGAACCAAATGCAATTAAGGTCATTAAAAATAAACGCAAAATGGCAAATGATATGTTCAAAGCGTTAAACATTGACATCAAAGCATTGTAAAAAAAAACAAAATGCAAATCAAATCTGTACACATTAAATTGGGAATTGTTGATGAAGTGAAAGCATTATCAACCGAATACGCCAAAATAGAGCAACAACAAAGCAAATTGATTGCCGATTATATTCAGTTGGTTAACAAAGCCGTTATCAACTGCGATAAGCGGATACAATTGAGTGATAAATTCAAAGACATGGCAAAGGCATTGGGTGATGATAACATCATTAAAACCATTGATAAGATTGACCAAGTAGCAACTGCGGATTATTATAAACAATCCGATAAGATGGCAAAAGCCCAATCAATCAAATAAACCGATTCATTCATGTATAAGGGAAGGGCAGTGATGCCCTTTTTTTATGCAACAACAAACCCAATTATTGGCGTTTTATGGGTATATGATTGAAACAAAAACCATCATTGTACCCACGGAGTTGAAGGATGTCAAGTTGCATCAAATGTTGGCGTACAATGAATTGAAGGCCGATATGGATGAAACACAAAGGCAGTTGGAATCAGTTGCCATCTTTTGTGAATTGACCATGAGTGAGGTGAAGGCCATCCCATTTGACATCCTCAAAGATTGTGTGATAAAGATTTCCAAGATGTTGGAATTAAAACCCGTGTTCACACCCAGGTTCAAAATGAACGGCATCAAATACGGCTTCATCCCAAACATGGATGAATTAAGCACGGGTGAATTTATTGACATTGAAACATACCAAAAAACCCCCAATGATATTTGGAAGGTGTTATCTGTTTTGTATCGCCCCATCACCAAGGAAGGCCAAAACGGAAGGTATGAAATAACCCCGTATAATGCGGAGTTAAACAACGATTTGAAAGACATGGATTGTAACACGGCGTTTGGTGCGTTGCTTTTTTTTTGGAGTTTAGGAATCGACTTGTTGAATTCTACCCAGAAGTATTTGGCGATGGTGAGGAGGGGGGAAGTGTCGATGAAGTACGACTTACCGAAAAATGGGGATGGTTTGGAATGGTCTACCGACTTGCTAACCGAAGTTTCCTCAACCTTGAAGAAGTATATACAAAACCCATTCACTCCGCTTGTATGTGGATCGCTTACGAAAGCGACATTGCGAAGATGGAACAAAAAGCAATTAAACAACGATGAACAATAATCACATAGGAACCGCATTTGAGGTGATGAAAGACATTGCCGATTTGGAGGGGTGGAACTATTCACACGGCACATTAACCGAATTTGATTTTAAGGCGTTTTTGGTATTCCCGTTGATGCATTGTTCAATTCAATCGGTGGCATTGACAGACCAGGTGGCAACCATCCAAATGAATATCATGGTGGCGGATAGGGTGAACTTCTTGAAAACGGAAAACGAACAAGAAAATTTAATCACCGAATACAGCCAATACGGATACACCGAGAATCAAAACTATGCAAACATTTTGCAAGATTTGTATGTGAGGTTTTCAAAGGGGTTATGGCGTACGGAACAAGATTATTTTAACCAAATCCAATACATACGCCCCATTACTTTTCAACCATTTATGGAAACATTGGATTCAGTATTGGCGGGTTACCAAATCACAGTTGGAATCGAATTGATAAACCCTTGGGTTACGGATGGCGATTGCGTATAAAAATAGCGAACAAGTTGTTGCGGAGTATTCCAACAAATGGGCGATTGCGTGTCGTACCTTATTGGAGGTAAAACGCCCACGAACTTCAATCCGTGCCAAATGGAAAAAGGTTGGTGAAGGTTGGACACCCATTTCCGTTTCCAAAAAAACATTCCGTGGTAATTATGTGGCATCGGGGCAATTGGTTAATTCCATCCAACCCGCACCCAAAGGTTTATCATTGGGGATAACCATGAACCAAACTGCCGATTATGTGCAGAACGGAAGAAAGCCAGGCAAGGGCATTCCGTTGGCATCAATGCGAAATTGGACGAAGATGAAACGCATCCAACCGCGTGATTTATCCACGGGAAAATTTAAGAGCAAGGCAACCGCCGAGGGTATGCGGTTCATGATGAATAGAAAAATTAAACACTTTGGTATTGAACCATTCCCATTTGTTACAATGGCACGAAAGGAGATATTACCACAATTCAATAAGGCATTAACCACGGCAATGGCCAAAGACATAAAAGCAAGATTCAAACGATGACATTCAACGAACAACCAAGTGCGATATGTGGGGCAAAATCCCCATTGATTTACCAATTTTACGATGCGTTATACACCGCAGATTCATTCTATTATCAATGCGATGTGTATGTATGGAGTGGCACAACGACATTGCCAGGTTCACCGAATTGGACAATAAACCGCAAACCCGACCAATATGGTTCGGGGCGTGGATGGATTGACATTCACAAATTGGTGGAACAAATGTTGACCGAGGATTATTTAATTAACGGCACATACAAACCAAATATCGGGAATGGGGCAATGCGTGTTGCCGTCAAAGTGCGTGGGGTGTATTTAGTAGGCACCACAACCACATACACGGCGTATGCGACATCCAATGTTGTTTTGGCTACATTGGGTTACACTTACACATCGGAAGGGTTTAACGATGGATTTTCAAAAGTGGTTTACACGGACAAAACACAAGTTACCATCACCGCAGAAACAACCACGGCTTATTTGTGGTACGATGCAACT